TAAGATTTTCCTTAAGCCAGCGCGAGCGATTGAGTTCATTGCGATTGATTTTGTGATTACAGATTCTGGCGCTTCATTCGAGGATTAATAAAACGATAGACTATTTATAAGTGAGATATAAGGAGATATAATGAATGGGATGGTGGAATAATAAAGATATAGAGCCAAAAAGAGCCTTTAGGTTCTTGATGACTTTAGGAGCCGGCTCCGTGCCCTTGGCATCGTATTATATAAAATCAGTTAAAAAGCCTAATTTTTCTATAGAAGGAACGCAAGAAGTTAAATATATTGGGCACACTTTTAAATACCCAGGACGGGTTAAGTGGGAAGATCTTACCGTTACCGTTATCGATCCAGGCTCTCCTGACGCCACTGCTATCATAATGAATATATTAGCTGATAGTGGCTATAAAACCCCTACAACTGAGTTCACTGCAAAAGAATCCTTAACCAAGGCAAAGACAAGCGAGGCGTTAGGAGCAATAAAAATATCTCAAATCAACGCTCTGGGCGCCCCAGTGGAAACATGGACTTTGGTTAACCCATTTTTATCAGGAGTAGATTTCGGTGAAGTTAGTTATGATAATGACGAGATTGTCAATTATACATTAACAATAACGTATGATAGCGCCACATTAAAGACATTCGGTACTAAAGTAAATACTAATGTGGAATCAAGATCTTAATGTATGACCTTTTGGAACTCCAGAGATGTAGAGCCTAAAAGAAGCTATCAATGGCTAGCTAACGTAGAGTTTCAGGCCGAAGAGACTGGTGTAGTTGGTAAGATTGAATCATATGCACAGGTTTCATGGTCCCCTCCTAAATTTTCTATAGAGTTAATAGAACATACTAATCTATTTGGCGTAAGAAAAACCATAGAAGCCAAAAACTATGTATGGGAAGATCTTGAAATAGAATTCATAGACATATCATCATATGATCAAAACGGCAGTAGGATTGTGTATGACTGGCTCACGGCTTTGGGGTATGACTGGAAGGACCACAAAACACGCGGCAATCTATTGGGAGAGTTAACCAAAATTCACGGCAAGAATCGTGAAGCAGCCAATTTAATATTAGAGAAAATTGGAGCAAATGGTGACAGTATTGAATCGTGGATCTTTCGAGGCGCGGTTCCTCAAAGTGTCACTTTCGGCTCTCCTTCAAACTATAATAATGATGAAATTAGTACCGTTAAAATAAATTTTAAGATTGCTGATGTACAATATGAGGCATCCACCGCCGACGCGATGAAGTCTGGTCTCACGACGTTGTTCAAGAAAGGTAGAGAGCAGCTTAAAAAGATTTTTAAGTAATACTTAAAAAATCTAAGAAAAAATAATATAATCACATATACGGAGGAAAAATGAGAAACAATCAAGATAGGTTAGGCTTGGAGCCGCCAACAGATAATCTACAACCAAACACGGATGTTCCACCTACCACTCAAGTAATGCAATTTATTGTTCCAACGGAGATTGTTGAACTACCGAGTAAGGGACTCTTTTATGATGAAGGTCACCCTCTTCATGAAAGAGAAACTGTTGAGATTAGACATATGACTACGAAAGAAGAAGATATATTGATCAATCAAAGTTATATCAAGAATGGAATTGTCATTGACAAGCTGATCCAATCAGTTTTAGTATCGCCACAAGTTAATGTTAAAGATATGTTTGTTGGCGATAAAAATGCTCTTACGGTGGCTTGTCGCCTTTATGGATATGGTCCAGAATACGAAACAAAATATACTTGCCCTTCTTGTGCCAATCTCCAGACGTATGTTTTTGATTTAAATGAAGTGACTAATGGTGATTTTACTTCACATTTGGATGAATTTGATGCTCAAATTGATTATGATAGAAAAACTATTATGTTACCAATTCCGAGAACCAATACAAAATTAGAACTAAAACTTCTTAAAGATGATATATCAACAAAAAAGACAAAAAAGAAAAAAACTGGAATCATTACAAGTCAATATGAAAAGATGATTCACGCAGTTAATGGCAATTCTGATAGGCAATATGTAAAATCATATATCGCTTCAATGTCTGCTTTAGATAGTCGATATCTCAGAGCTGCTTATTCCAAGCTTGTGCCTTCTGTCAATTTTGAATGCAATTTTGAATGCGAAGAATGCGATTTTGCAAGTGAAGTGGAGGTTCCGCTTAATGCGGACTTTTTTTGGCCTCAATCCTGATTACATAAAGACTATATACGAGCAATTCTTCTATATGAAATACTATGGAGGTTGGAGTTTATTTGAATTATATAGCTTGCCTATAGGTCTCAGAAATTGGTATTTTGAGAAACTCTCAGAACATAAAACACAAGAAAACGAGAACATCAAAAAGGCCTCAAAAAAATAACTCTTGCAGTTCTTCCCGTTTTTAATATTAAAACTATTTATCTCTATGGAAGAAAAGATAATTATCGATCTCAATGAAGCAAAGCTGCTTAACGAAAGCGTTTCTTTAATCCGTTTTGGAGCTAAAGTCAAACAAGCTCTTTATTATATGTTTGCGCCTTCTGGTATTTCTTTTTCACAATTCTATCTTAAAGGTAGTCCTGGTGATATCCAAGCATTTACTGCCGTTTTAGCATCTGAAAAAAGATATATGGATTCTTATTTGCAAAATGGATTAAATGATCCAAAAGTCTTAAATAATCGATATGCTTTAGACAGAGCAGTTCAAAAGTTTGAACGAGAGACGGGCATTAAATGGCCATTGAAATAAGGAAACTAACCAATGGCTGATGATATTACGAAAAGCACCGAACAACTAAAACAACAAATAGAAAATGCTAAACTTCTTAAAGAAGCAATGGAAGATCTTGGAGTAACCGGATCTTCTGCTTTTACAGAGTTAAGTAAAAAGATGGAAGACGGAAGCATTCAATCGGGTCTCATTAAACAATCATATGATGAAATAGTAAAAAGCATACAAGATGTCTTAGGAGGTCAATTCAAATACGCTACTGAGTTAGAAAAAACCTTACTTCTCAATCAAGAAATCGCTAAGGCAGAAAGCCTTCGTTTACAAAAGGCGATAGAAATAGAAAAAGTTCAGAAAAGCATCAATGAAAACACCGCCAAGAGGGAAGAACTTGAAGCGGCATTAGCAGAAAAAAGAAAGGAAGAAGGGCAGTTCAACAAAAAAAACAAAAAGCAGCAAGCTGGTAAATATAGACAAGTTTTAAAGGAACGAGAAGCCCTAGAAGCTAAGCTTAATCTTTTGGGCGAGCAAGATAAAGCGCTGGAGGGCCAAAAGACAGAGCTGAACAAGATAATTGGCCTCACCGCCGACGAGCTGGATACCATTAACGATACAGTAAGGGCACTACGTAAAGCTAATGAAGAACGCAAGAAGGCAGAAGAGGCCGACGCCAAAAATTTAAAAATTCAAGAAATAGCAGAAGGCGTAGCGCAAAATCGTTTAGAAGCAACTTTAGGAATAAAAGACACAACAGCAGATTTTGCTGATTTGCTGATTGATGCATCCGGAGACGCCGAAGCATTAGAAGCTACTGCACAAGGAATAAAAAAAGCATTTACAAAAGCGTTTTCGCCAAAAGTTTTAATGAAAACGGTTAAGAACCTTGGCAAAGATTTATTCAAAAAAGCAGCAGATTTTTCAAAAAAGTCCTTAGTTGGGGTTGACTCTCTGCAACAAAAGTATGAAGATCTAGATCAGCGAATCGTTCAAGTCACCGGTGCTTCTCAAAAATTTGGCTTGGCAGCGCAAGAGTTATCTGTTACAATGCGCAAACAGGGCTTTGCAATGAATGAGGTTGAAAATGCAATGGGCGGCTTATATATGTCTTCAGCTGCTTTTACTCGATTATCCGAAAAAGAACAAAAAAGCATGGGTGAAATGTCGTTGCAATTATCCAGATTGGGAGTCTCAACGGATACTTTTAGTGCCTCTATGGATAAAATGTTAAAAGTATTAAAGATTGGCCCTGCAGAGACCAGGGAATTGACCGAAGATTTAACTAAATTCGGAAGAGCATTGGGAATGGGTCCAAACAAAATGCTACAACAGTTCAACGCGCAAATGCCTTTATTGGCTAGGTACGGAAAGGAAAAGGGCATTGAAATGTTTAAGCAGCTAGCGACGACAGCGCATCTAGCTGGAGTTGAGATGAGCGATTTAATCAATGTTGCTAAAAAGTTTGATACTTTTGAAGGCGCAGCAGAAGCCGCAGCTAAATTGAATTTTGTGTTAGGTGGTCCTCTCATCAATTCAATGGAAATGCTAAATGCCACAGAAGAGGAAAGAATTCAAAAACTTAGAGAAGCTATGATCGCTAGCGGTAAATCATTCCAGCAAATGAATCGATGGGAAAAAGATTTAGTAGCACAACAGTTAAATACGACAGTAGATATCGCTCAAGCAATATTTACCGACGACAGTATGGATACTATAGCAGAAGCAACTGCTAAAATACAAGAAGAGACCAAAGGGATTAAAGCACTAAAAGTTGAAAGTAAGGATGCGACTACGGAAATTCAGAACCGCACAGCAGCTGCAGAAAATGCTATAGTAGCCGATGGCCTGTTGGCTGACGCTCTAGAGTGGGTAAATAAAAAAGTAACTAATTTGACAGGTCTTTTATCAGGCTTTGCGCCAATAATGCTTTTTGTAACTATGGGATTTCAAGTTTTACAAGGCGCCTTGATGCTTGCCGGCGGGCTAGGCGGCGCGGGGTTTCTTACCAAAATGCTCACACCGCTGATGAACGCCTTTAAAGGCGCCTCCGGAGGCGCGGGGGGTCTTATTAAGACCCTCGCCGGCAAACTTGGCCTCGCTGGAGCCTTCGTCGCCGTAGGCTATGCCGCGTTTGAGACTGGGAAATGGTTGAAGGGGGCCATTGACTCGATGGAAGGCAGCGACACGAAAAAGAATGTCACCAAAGGCTTCTTCGCGGGTGCCACCGGGCTCGCCGTCGGCCTAGGCGCGTCGCTTCTGTCCTTCGTGGCGGCGCCGGTTGCTATCGGCCTCGGCCTCGCCGCCGCCGGCGGCATGGCCGCTGGCCTTTTCGAAGACGGGACAGACAGCCTTCCGCGATATGCGAATGGCATCGATTCAATCGGATCTAAAGCAGCGTTAACAAAGTGGGGCCAAGCAATAATTACCGGTGATTCCAGCGATGGCAAAGCAAAACCAGAATTAACAGTAGCGCCGCCAGCAAGCAGTGTTATAAACAACAAAAACCTAGAAACAATGGGTAGCGTAATCGCAAACATAACCAACCCGCCGCCAACGCAAACTATGGCGCCGGCAGTAGACATGACTAGAGAACAAACTATTAACTTAGTTCTGAAGTTGGATGAAGATGTATTGGCGCGCCATTCTGCAAAGACTGCAAAGAAAGTGATCGATCAAACGTTTGAGTTTACAGTAGGATAAATATGGGAGATATTTTTTAAATGGCAGGAGTGGACGCTGGATATGATCCTCAACAATATTTTGTTTTAAATGAAAGAGCAGCTAGATCTTTAAGGGGCGTAGATATTGCAATAACGGCTTTACACGTTCCAGATAACAATACAGTTGTTTTTAAAAACACAACAAAGTTATTGATAACTCAAAAGTTCGACACTAAATGGGCAGAAGAACAAGCATATGGAAAGATGGATCCAATTGCCACCTACTCGCATACTGCTAGATCGATTAAAGTGGATTTTATGTCCTTGGCCGGATCCGGCGATACAGCTAATTTAACTGCGAATATAAGCAAATTTGTTCAATTTACTTATCCGTCATATGCGATGAAATCAGGCTTACAAGCTTTACAAGCGCCACCATTTTTTAAACTTAGTATATTAGATGGAAAATACATCCCTGAACTACAAGGGTATATAACTAATTTAGAAATACATCCAGGCACCGCCGATGGCACGGCCGCAAAGGGAGGAGGGCAAGATCCATATATGGAGCGAAAATTTCAAGTTATATTTAATTTTAGAGTTCTTCATAGTGAAGCTATGGGGTGGCAAGGCAGTGAATTTACAACTGCCAACGATGGACATATATATGCTTCATTTTCGCCGCCGGGGATTGCCAGAAGAACTGCTTCACTGCTGTTCGGGAGCAAGATCGCGAAAGCCACTGCAGCGCTGCTGGGCCGTAATCCTTCTGACAAGGCTCAGCCAAAAGCCGCACCAAAGCCAAAGAACCCGAGCAAGCTTAAGGGCCCGCCAACGCCCGGATCCGCCACGGCGAAATAATAAGGACTACGTAAACAAATGGCTATAGACAGATACAGAAATACAAGAATAATAACAAATAACGCACCCGAATATCATGATATATTAAATAAAAGAGATGTGCCTTATATCGTTCATTTTTCTTTTGATAAGTTTAAAGAATTAAAAATGAAAGATGTCCCCACTTTAGTGTATTCAGAGCATATATGGACCTCTTCAGATAGATTTTTTAAACTAGCGGCTGAGTACTACGGAGATCCTCTTTATTGGTGGGTAATCGCGTATTATAACGGTACTCCATTGGAAACAGATGTTTCCGTGGGAGATACTTTATATATTCCATATCCATTAGAAGAATTATTATCCGCTATGGAGATATAATATGGTAGAAGGGATAAAGGGTCTCGCGAAGGCAAAGAAGCCATCAGACAAGCCTGCTGCAAAAGCTAAAAAGAATGCTCAAGTTGCTGGTTCCAAGAAAGCAGCTGATAATAAGCCAGCTGATGGCGCCGATGTAAATCTATTTGATAAGCAAATGTTTTTGCTAGATTATTATGCTAATTTTCCTGGCACTTTTGCGGCCGGTGGCTGGTGGCCAGACTTAGATTACGTTCGAACAATGCCGGTATCGATCCTCAATCAATTAGACTCTATTACCCAAAGTTCTATGACATTTTTAGAACGGCTGATGCCGCATGAATATGCGCAATTAATCCCAGCTATTCAATTATATATTGTCGATAATAAAAGTAACTCCCAAATACCAATTCCTCTTTTACAACCTAATGATGTTGAATATTCCATTACTAACTCGAAAAAAGGGCATTTTTACAGCGGTCATACTGTTGGGCTAAAATCTCTTAATATGAATATTGACGGGAATACCAACCCTCTTACTGGAAAACTATATAATGTGGACTTAGTATTGCTTTTTGACTCTATTAATACATTTTTCGAAAAGATTCCAGGTGCAGTTCAAACTTATGCCGACGTTTTTAAAAGCTATGGAGCTGCCGGTGGCCCTGCATCGTTATTTAAATTAAAGTTGGTGATTCAATATAAATCTATGAATAAAGATTTATTACAAAAATATAATTTAGAAGGCTCTGATCAAACATATATTAGCTATTTACAGTTCAAGACCAGTACTTTATCAATTGATGAAAATCTTAAAACGAAAGTAAAAGTGCAATTGTTTGGGTATGAAGAGGGTTTATTAAACAATAATGATATAATGAACTTTTTAGATGTGGATCTCAAAGAAGAACAAAACAAAAGCAATGCGGCACTAAAAACGCTTAATGAAGAACTAAAAGGACTCGACGCCAAAGTAGAAAAGGAGATCTTGGATGAAGATCCGGACGCTATCATAGGCGATAGAAATACGATTACCGCGGACTACGCTAAAAAAGCCATTCAGAGTGCAATTACTAGCAAACTGCGTTCTATGACGCCGTCGAAGAAGGCCTACATGGATACCACGCAAGGCTGGAAGCTCAAGGACAACTATAAATATAAAAGTTGGCATGCCGGCGGGAGAGCTAAAGCCAAGCTTGAAGCAGAGCAACATCTCATAAAATCGGTCGGCGCCATCAGCCTTGATGATGCATATGAAAGATACGCCGGCGCATGGAGAAAAGGTGAGTCCGCAACTGGAGACAGCGACAGCGAAGCCAACAGCGCCTGGAAGGCCGGGAAGATCGGCCATCTGTCACAAGAACTGCAAACAGCCATGGCGAAGGTCGCCAAGATTAAAGAAACAAAAGAAAAAAAGGACCGCAAGATAGCGAAGGCGACGGCCTCAATTAACAATAAAATGCAATCGATAAAAGAAGAGCGAGATAATATTAGAATAAACGCAATAGGTAAGGCTTTGGAACATGTCATTTTTTCCGATCCAGAAAGCGATATTAAAGAAATACCGCTTGATAAAAATCAGATTACTTCATATATGACATCACTACACGAACAAGATACTAGGTTTCTTGATGCTTTTAAGGACCTTAACGGCAAACACAAGGCGTCCTCAAAGCCTGTAAAAAGCCAAAAACAGCGCCGGCAAGAACGAAAAGCTGCAGCTGCCGCCGTCAAGCAGTTGCAGAAGAAACGCCAGGCGCTCTCGGCATCCTCGACAAATCCGAAAACTCAAAACAGAAAAAAAGAGTTAACAAGCAACATTAATAAGCTTAAAACGAAAGGAACAGTATTAGACAAGACTACTTTTGAAAAGGAATTAAGAAATCTTAAAAAAGTAAGATACATTGCGTTCGGCAAGTTATTAGAAAACACAATGATGCGTGGAGTTGTTGCAAGATGTCAACGAGTTTACGGTCCTGATTCAAGCACCACGAAAGAAGTTAAAAAAGTTACTTTTTTGCTAGCAAAGATAGAATTAGAAAAATTAGCGACTAATGTAAAAGAGGTTACGGAGTTATACAATTTGCCAATATCAATTTCAAATTTGCAAAAAGTGCTTGCTGATGAATTGGTGGGCAAATACAAAACATCTTTAACAATGTTAGAGTTCATAAAGCTGATTATGAGAATGATCCAAATAACTCAGCAAAAGAAGCACGTTCACCTCAGCAGGACCAATCCTAGTAATAATTATTCATTACAATTTTATACTTACCCTCTTGATTCCGGCTATAAAATATCACGAAATGCTAAAAGCTCAGATGGCGCACGCTATGGTGTATATATATTTTTAAGAGCAAACGGACAACGTATGGAAAAGGCTAATGGCAGCTTAGAAGCAAATCGAAACCAGCTTATTCCTAATTTTTTCCTAGGAGGGCAAACTTCAGGAGTGGTTAAAAAAATGAAATTGAGCGAAATGAACGATGATGCTCAGAAAAAAGTTGCTTACTTTAAAAATAAAAGTTCTGAAGATTCGAAAATTGGTATTATACCGACATTTTTTGAAATTGAACTTACTTTGGTCGGGGTTCTTAATTTTCAAGTAGGACAGGTATTGTGGCTCTGCGCGCCAACAATCAATCTTGGATCCGCAAGCAAGTGGTTTTGGTTAAACGCTTATTATCTGATCACCACCATTGAAATATCTTATACTGCAGGGGGTCAACTACAAACTGTTGTGGGCGCTAGTTATCATTTTTCACCAAAGAAGCGCTCGAACATCGCGCTAGAAGAAGCTAGGAAGAAACTTAATATTGAGACTACAAATGCAATGCAGATAGCGAAAGATGCGAAGTCCGGTAAGGTTCCCGGCATGGCGAAAGCTAAAGCACTCAAAGCGGCCCAATGGGCCAGCGACGTCGAACGCGAGGTGAGTCTTATATACAGCCACGTATATCGCGATCCCGACTACAACGATGTACCTTATAACCCGCAGAACCCCGCTGCAGCATCCGAAGCGCGCAAGAAGGTGCTCAAAGCCGCTAGGGACGAAGTCAAGAACGCCCGCACAGCTCGACAACGATTCGTCGCTATAGGCAACGAGAAAGGGGTCAGAGCAGCATTTAAGGAACACAACATTGAGTAAAACAATAACATTCGAACCTCAAGCCAAAAATGGCATGCCATCTGATAATCTTTTTATTCAACGAAAATATTTTAAGGTGTCCGATGAGATATATCCAACGAATGTGCCAAAACCAATTGACATTTGGTATGAAAAACCTTTTTTTGGCAAAGTCGATACTGTTGGAAGATTTGTATATCCAGATACTACATTTTTAAAGTCAATAAGGAATAATCATATCGTTTTAAATTTTGTAGCAGATGCATATACTGATTTTTCAAACACAATTGAAGCAGCAGTTAACAGCACTAGAACCTGCATATCATCTTTTATAGATGTCACAAAACCAGTGAAATCTTGGGTAGACATAAATATTCTTTATGATGAATACTTTATCACCGAAGTAAATGATCCTTTTATTAATAACTTTTTAATTGACACTGGAGCAAGAAATAAAATAATTGATTTTAAAGATTATATGACTCAATTGTTGGCATTTGTAATGAGCGCTCCGGAGTTTAGTCTCACTAAAACATCTTTTTTGGCCTCTAACGAAGTAAGTAACAACTGCAGTGGTTTGATTATAGAATTTGCAAATGATCAGTATGATAATGACAATTGGAAATGGAAAAATTATCTTTCCAATGATTTTTTTGAAGAGTACGTACACGCAGCCGGCGCGTTTGGTTTTTATGTTAATAAAAACATTCCATGGTCCATAGTAGCGAATTTAAACTCCAAAGCAATGAAAAGATATATGGAAGGATATGGGCTATATGACACATCGCAGTTATTTGCCAATTATTATTACCAATCAGAATATATTAGCTTTGAGGCGTTTAAACGTTATATGTTTGCAAGTTATACTTCTTTTGTGAAAGACTCTCCATTTATAGAGGTAGTTAAAGTTTTTAACTGCATCTCAACTGATGTATTGACTTCTACTTTTCAGACTAAAACGAGAAAAATTAAGAGAAAAAACGAGTTTATCGACAAATCCGCTGAAGGGGTGAAACCTACTGTTCCGCTATATGAAGATTTCGCAAACAAATATTCAGATTCCTACTTGTTTGATATATATATGGACATAAGACTTATAGAAACTGGTCTTAACTTGTCGACAAATAAGCATATATACAAAAAAATTAAAAAAACTGCAATGAAGATTATGAAAACTGCAGATATATACGACGCAACAGTTTTCTTATCCGAAGCCATTCTTAATCACAAAAGATACTTGACTTCTTTAAAAGAAAATAATAGTCTATAGCTAATGTTATTTCAAGCGTTCGATGACAAAGAAGAGTGTTCTATGATTTATAGAAGCGGCAAGTTCCATAATAATCATACAGCGA